TACTGGCTCAGATAAAGATTTACTTTTCGGTAGATTTAATTCCTAGATTTATTAACTTAGAAGATATAACTAACCCACTAACATTATTACCAAAACTTCAAGGAAATACTTACGATAAAGATCTCCTTGAGATCATAAATAAAAACCTCAAGGAGCAATAAACGTATTCTCGGAGATGGAGACAATCTTTTTCAAATCAACCGCGTTATAAACGAGGTTCTCCACTCCGCCTCTTTCATATAGCCAGTTGTTAACTTCTTCTACAACTTGGTATTTAGGATCGGATCTTTGTACATGGAACCAAGATCCTAGGCACTTACTCCTAACAAAGAAGGCCTTAACTCTAATGTCTTGTTTGAGTAGTCCTTCGTAGCAAAGTTGTTTACAAAGGACAATGTTGTACTCGCATTGGCTGGATTCTCCCCACTCGTGGTTTTCCAGTCCAAGTTGGCAAATCTTTTTCTTTACCTCGGCCAAGCCATTAACTTTTTCTGAGTAATCCATGCTATGCCAAACAATGCTCGAGACTATACCCGATAAGCATTTAATTACTGAGCGGAAGGGCTGAGAGTACTGAGAGGAATTTATACTTCCTTTCTTGGATTTTTTTGCTGCAATAATGGCCTTAGAAATAATCTCTAGGTGCTTTTCTTTAAAGCAAGTGCTTACCCACCTAATGCAAGAAGTTCTGCTTGCTAGCAAAATTACTGTCAAACATTGAGAGGCAAACTCGTTACCTTTATCTGATTCTTTAAGAAGGTTTACTACTGCTCTCGAGTAGGTTCTTTTTCTGCAGCTCATTGATCCGACGAGTCCAATGGTTCTCAGATAAGAGTACATTATTTCTTCGTCGAAAATCCCTGACAAGTATGCCTTAAATATGGCCTCAAGGGTCAACATTGTTGGATCCTTCATGATGAGGCCCAGAATGTTGTCTTTGGCCCGCGAGTTTTTAACAACGCGGCTTGTATAAGAAGTAGGCAAGTACTCCAGCAAAATGCGAAGTTCTTCTATGTTGAGGTTTTTAGATAGCAAGCAGGCTTTGGCAAAAGAAGCATTAGACTCATGAAACCTGCTGTAGTAGCCAATCCCCTTCAAAAAAGAAGTAGGGTCTTCGTAGGAGTCTCCGACTTTTGCTACCCACTTATCATCGTCAAAAAGCCTAAGCAATTCAAATGCCGGGTTTTCTAAAACCTCTTCTAAGTAAAGCCGAGCGGCCAGCTTAAGGGTCTTTGGATTTGCATTAGAGTTAGATGCAATGGCCTTTCTGATCTTAACAGACCTAGAAGTCGACCACAAGAGCTGAAGCTGCTCTGGCGTAGTTGATTCGTCCTGCGCAATTTCTAAGAGTTCTTTGTTAGAAACTTTTGCCATTGGATGTCTTTCAGCGCTTACGACGCTTGTCCGTGTGAAGTTTTACGAAGATATCGTGCCAGAATACTTTAGAGCACTCGTGAGAGCAAATATAATCAGCAGCTAGCTTAGATTTATATGCCGTCGGCCTACCACAAATAGCACAGGATTTCTTAATATCTTGTACTACGTAAATATCATTTTCAAACTCTTCAAATTTAGCTTTAGAAAAAGGAGTTTTGTTTGCCATTGAACTTGGCGTATGTTTACTCCTATATTATATCACGGATTCTTCAAGTTATTTACGATCTCATCTTTTTCTTCACGAATTCGCATAAATTTTTCTCTGGCCTTGCGCTTCTTGTCTCTAACACGCCTCAGCTCTCTCTTTGCCAGAGCAAAAACTCTCCACATAACCTCAGAGATGGAAGAATCTTCAAAAAGATCCCTCCACTCATCTAGCTCTTTTGCCACTTCTTCTCTGACCCTGATCGTCCTATACTTTACTCTGCTGGGCTTTTTTTCAGGGACATTTTTGAAGAAGGACATTTTAATTATGCAGTAGGCGGAATGTGTACCACGTAGGAGACAGTTGCGTCAACGACTCCAGCAGCGCCAGAATCGGTATCCGTGTAAGAAAGAAGTCTATCGGTTGATTTTAAGATAAACTTGTTGCCTTGGATAAGCTCGAAAGCAGTGTTTGCTGGTATAATAACATTATACAAGAGAAACGCCGTAGACGAACCACCTTTTTCAATAATTAAGCTAATTTGTCTAGGAGTATCTGTCTTGTTCGCAGCAATCATCGAAGTAACGAGAGCGTAACCTTCACCAGCAACCTCAGCGTCTGCAAACACTTCTGTAGGAATAGCAGGATTGGTGGAAAGATTGGGATAAATCGAGGATTTAAACTTATTGACGGGATAGATTGAAGCCATTTGAATTAATTATCCGTAGAGTAAAGAATCGATTTGAGCGTATACAAAACCTTCATAAACTTCTTTCTTTCTTACGAGGGAAAAATCAGTCAAGGGATCTGATTCAAGAGCCACATCGTTTTGGGATACATACAATTTTGATGCATTACCCTTACCATCTTGAACTCTTGCCTGCTGCTTCCTTGTTTCGCTAGATAAGTCCAAGGGAATACCATCGGTATCTGGCGAAGCGTCTATATTAGAAAGTAAGACGTTTGAAAAGGTCTTTGAGATCTCATAATCTCTGATATTAGATGCCATGTTACGGTTTATGGTAAAGTAGACCTATCTGAATTACTTTAAACAATTATCATACATAAGAAACATGAAAAAACCCACTCGGTGGCCAGAGATATACGTAGGTAGTTCGTTTCTACAAAGAAAAGACATTGTACAAAAAGTAATTCGCACAGATGAGGATACTTGCCATGTAATTTACGAGCATCCCATTTTAGGAACAGTGACAGAAATTTTTGCTATTTTATTTAAGCAAAATTTAATTTGCTTGAAGTGTATCTTTCCGCACGACATGCAAGACTCTGAGAACATAGAGACCGCAAAAGATTATTATAATGGTTACATCTTAGAAGGCCACGACACTTACCTCGAGTATTTCAACGAAAGCCTAGGCGGCTGGTACCTTTTGTCACGAAATGTAGAAAATGAGGAAAAAGAACCAATTCATGGTATATGATATAATAGTAGGAGAAACTACGTAACTATGACCAGCTTCGTTCCCGTATCCATCAACCAAGAGCTACGGAATTCTTATCTGACCTATAGCGTATCGATTTTCAACCGGGCTTTGCCGGATGTAACCGACGGGCTAAAAGTTGCTCAAAGGCGTATTATCCTAGGACTAAAAGATTTAAAATTAAAACCAGATGGGGCTTTCAAAAAAGTATCAAGGCTCGAGGGCCATGTCCTCGGATCATACCACCCTCAAGGCGGGTGTGCCGGTACGGCAATCAACATGGGCCAAGCGAACGGTTTTAGGTACCTACTTACTAATATACATGGTAATGTTGGTGGTTCTATCCAGAGTGGCCCCTCAACAGGCCAGTCCATCAGTGAGGACGCCCCTGCCGCAGCAAGGTACCTTGAGGTAAAATCCAGCGAGTTTACACAAAGCATTTATATCAATGAAATCGACAAAGAAAGCTGCGAATGGAGAGATAACTACGATGGATCGACCAAGGAGGTCCATAGGATTGTCCCTGCTCTTCCCGCGCTACTTGTTAATGGCGGTGTTGGAATTGCTGCTGGCTATGCTTGCCATCACATTTCTTACAATCTCTCAGAAGTAATCAACGGCACTGTTGCTTATATTAAAAATAAAAACATCACTAACAAAGCGCTCTATAAGCACATTACTGGCCCAGACCTACCCCAAGGTGCTAGGATTCTTAAAGACGACGGAGTGTATGCCGCTTTTAGCTCCGGCCACGGCTCGATCAAGGTCTATGGCAAATGGGAAATAAAGAAAGTAAGTTATAAAAAGAAGTCCAAGAGGGACGCAATCATTGTTACCTCATTGGCAAGTGGGTCGAGTGAAAGATTCCTTGAGAAGGTTAAGTCCGCTGTAGATGCCGGAAAGATCGATCAGATTGTCGATGCTGCTGACCACAGCTCAACAGAAGGAATTCACATCGAGCTAGTGCTAAAAGCCAATGCTGATGCCCAACAGGTGATTTCGGAGCTTCTTGCTCATACAAATCTCTACGATACTATTAGCGTAAACGCCATGGCGATCAAAAACGCCTTGCCTGAAATGTTCGGAGTGAAGGAAATCATTTCTACTTGGCACGAGAGTCGCTGCTCCGCCCTAATTTCACGCTATAGCGCCGAGTGCGAGCGGATTATGGACCGCATGCACATCCTTGATGGCTTCTTGACCATCCTGGCAGACATCGATGAGGTTATCAAAACCATCAAGTCTAGCAAAACTAGGGAAACAGCGTCTAATAACCTTTGCAAAAAGTGGAAGCTAAGCATCCCTCAGGCTCAAGCCGTGCTTTCTATGCCGCTTAGCCGCTTGGTTAATGCAGAGCGACTCGAATTGCAGTCCGAAAAAGAGGAACTTCAAGAAAAATATAATGCCCTGCAGTCTTTGATCCAAGAAAAAGACAAAATGGACGCTCATATCATCGAACAACTCCGGTCCTTTAGGCAATTTTCCGACAAGCGACGGACAGAACTGGTTGATCCTAACGAAATCGGTGCTGAAAAAGCAAAAGTTATTGCACCTCCTAGGATTCGTAAGATCAGACCCCTCACTCCTCAGGAGATGTATAAGCGCAAGGGCAAAGAACTGGGCATGAAGCGCACAGTTGTTGAAAAATTCCTTGCGGAAAATAAAATGGGTAGGGATATCTCCTCAAAATGGGTGGAGTTTGTAGAAGACTGGGACCACGAACAGCAAATGACAACTCGAAAGGGCGCTGCAAAGCGCAAAAAACTGCTCGAGGAGCTTAAAAAGTGGGGTAAGGAGCAAGGAATGAGGTCTAGGGGCCAATATGCCTGGAATGCGTTTATTGAAGGACGGGAAAAGACAAAAATTCGAGTGCTTAAGGAAGAAATGAAGGAGTGGTTGGCTAATATCGACGCAATTTAAAAATTTGTATAGCGGTTTAAAGCTACGTAGCCAAAATTACCAATGAAGCTACCTATAACTGCTATACTACTACTTAGAGGAGTGGAAGGTTGCGGTGTAAGCACCTATGCCCGCCACTTCAAAGCATATTTTGACGAGAATAACCGCGGAAAGTGCGATATTTTTGCCCTAAACCTTAGCGTTGGAAGACCTGATACCTCAACTGACCTTTCTATTACAAAATTTAGCTTTGATGAAGCTGACGAGTTAGTTCGTAAAATTAATGAAGAATACGACTTAAGTCTTGTGTTCTCAGTTCCGGCAAAAAATGCCAAAGAAGAAATTGTAAATAACTACGTAGAACGCATTCTAGAGAAAATTAAGTCTCCTAAGTGGCTGATCAATCACGATCACCACTATTTGTCTATTGGAAGAAACGCTGACTTTGAAAACGCTATTAAAGCCTGCGACGGTGTTCTTTGTCATTCCCTCGCTGAGACCAAGTGCGGATTTATAAGATGGATGAAGAAGAGAGAAATAGAAACTCGGGTAGAAAAGCTGGATACTTTTTTCCATATACCGTTAGTTAGTAATTTTGTTACCTTCGATAAAACTAACCGACTAAAAAAATTAATCAATGCTTCAAGGGCTGTTGCATGGAAACGCTCGAGTCTTGTGCTTAACTTGCACAAAGAACTCGCCAGGAAAAATTTCATAACAGAAATGATTGGCTTTGAGCGGTCAATTGCGGGTTATTCTCAGCTTAAGAACTATGAAGGAAAGCTAGATTGGTACGTAACAGAAGATTTTGACAAGCCGGCCCGAGCAGCCTCGGCCTTTTCTAACGCTCAAATTAATGAGAGGTTTTTTGACTTTGTAGATGATGAAGGCCAAGACCCTAGCAAAATGTATGTGTTTGGTTCCTATGACCACCGACGTGGACTTCGTCGTATATCACAGAGCGCATTTGCAACTCATCCAAGATCTTTTGAGCATAACGGACTTGACTACGGAAACAACCACGAGTACCAAGGTCTTGAGGCCGCTTTGCTTTCTGTTCCTATTTTCCACCGCCATTTTCTGGAAACTGTCACCCTTCCTGACACCGATGTTCCTCTTTCGGCAATAGATGCCTTTATCTCCATAGATGATGACAACAACCATCTTAAAATGGGAGGGCCGAACGTATTGGATAAGGAAAACTTTGTGGAGAAACTAGAGGAGATCTGGGAGAGCAAATATAGCCAATATCGCCAAGAATCTTTCTCTATAATCAATACTCACTATTCTTCGTGGGTACTTGTACCTAAAATGCTAGACAGGCTAGGGCTTTTGACGTAGTCGGGGAATGTTATTGTTTAAAGATACGTTACACTGGTTTACAAAAATAAACAAGTGATCTATAATGATCTAGTCAGTTAAGGAGAGACTAAAAAAAAAGAATCCTTTACACTCCGCAAACCGAGACCTATAGGGTGTTAAAAACACGTCTCTAATACCTCTTTAGGGGAAAGAGGAATATTAACAAGCCACCTCCCCTCGTGGTTTTATTTTATTGATTTAATGTCTGCTTCAACTATTTCACAACAAAGATCCCAAGGTGTTTGGGAATCTTTTTGCCAGTGGGTTACCTCTACCAACAACAGACTTTATGTTGGCTGGTTTGGTGCTCTTATGATCCCCACGCTTCTTTCAGCAACTATTTGCTTTATTGTTGCCTTCATCGCCGCTCCCCCAGTGGATATTGATGGTATCCGTGAGCCTGTCGCAGGTTCACTCATGTACGGTAACAACATCATCTCTGGTGCAGTTGTTCCTTCCTCGAACGCAATTGGACTCCACTTCTATCCCATCTGGGAAGCTGCTTCTCTCGATGAGTGGCTGTACAATGGTGGTCCTTACCAACTCGTAGTTTTCCACTTCCTCATTGGCGCTTTCTGCTACATGGGCCGTGAGTGGGAATTGTCATATCGCCTGGGCATGCGCCCTTGGATCTGTGTTGCATATTCCGCGCCTGTTGCTGCCGCTAGCGCAGTGTTCCTTGTTTACCCATTCGGCCAAGGTTCGTTCTCAGACGGTATGCCCCTCGGCATCTCCGGTACGTTCAACTACATGCTCGTTTTCCAAGCTGAGCATAATATCCTCATGCACCCATTCCACATGCTTGGCGTTGCTGGGGTATTTGGCGGCAGTCTTTTTAGTGCTATGCACGGAAGTCTCGTCACCTCCTCACTTGTTCGGGAGACTACCGAAACGGAATCCCAAAACTATGGATACAAGTTTGGTCAAGAGGAAGAGACCTACAACATCGTTGCCGCTCATGGATACTTCGGACGTTTGATCTTCCAATATGCATCTTTTAACAATTCTAGAAGCCTTCATTTCTTCCTCGCTGCGTGGCCGGTCCTCGGAATCTGGTTTACTGCACTCGGAGTCTCGACCATGGCTTTCAACCTCAACGGGTTTAACTTCAACCAAAGCATCGTTGAGTCACAAGGACGAGTCATCAACACCTGGGCCGACGTTCTCAACAGAGCCGGTCTCGGAATGGAGGTCATGCACGAAAGAAACGCGCACAACTTCCCGCTCGATCTTGCATCAGCTGAGTCCACACCTGTGGCCTTAACTGCTCCTTCTATCGGTTGATATGATTGATGGTAGTTTTCTGCCCTTCACTCTAGTGGGGGGCTTTTTTATAGGTTATTGTACTCTTTTACTTCCTATACTTTGTGTGATATTATTATGACTAGAGGCAACGCACTGTGATATAATATGGGGGTCTTTGTATCCCCCCCCCTTTTTTTTTATACCATGAAACTCTGGATGCTTGGTAATCGTCTCACTACTGAGATGTATGAACGTGAAAGATTTATCGAAGAATCTGATAAATATGGTATTGATTTCTCAGTAGTTTTTGCTGACGAAATCGACTTAATCGTTTCCCGAGATGACCGCAAATCCATTCGATATCGTAATGATATTGTCAGTCTCCCTGACTGTTTACTTGCTCGTACTGGGTCTGCTACTGGTTATTTTAACCTCAGTGTTCTCAGACAG